CTATGGAGATGAATGGTTAAAAAGTGCTAAGGACAATTGTGCTTATTTTAAAAATAAAACCAAATGTAATTGTCCTAAACATAAAAAACTTAGAACTAATGTCAAAACTATTAATTTCGGGCTTGCTTATGGGATGGGTCCTAATAAGCTTTCTAATACTCTTAATATCAATGTGGAAGGAGCTAAAGCACTTATCGAAAAATACTTCCAAGCATTCCCAGCAATCAAAGGATTCTTAGATAAACTTGGGAATTTTGGGAAAAAGTTTGGGTATATTAAAACATTTCCTCCTTACAATAGAAGAAGATGGTTTACTAATTGGTATCCTAAGATGTGGAATAATTCTTTAGCTAAAATGGAGCTAGGCAGTATAGAACGTGCTAGTAAGAACACACCTATACAAGGAGCTAGTGCAGACATGACTAAACGTGCTTTAGCATTAATGCGTATATGGATAAAAGATACTAAAGTGCCTGTTAAACTAGTAATGACTGTGCATGATCAGATAGATACTATATGTAAAGATGAGTATTTAGATAAATGGACAGTGATTATGAAAAAGATAATGGAGTTAGCTGCTAAAGAGATAGTAACTAATGGCCTGTTAAAGGCTGAAGTAACAGTAAATAATTGTTGGACTAAATAAGAATAGATATGAAAGAAAAGAAAAAGAAAAGAAAAATAAAAGAACCATTTTGGTGGGCTAATTATAAAAAAGCAAATCCAAGAAATAAAGAGGAGTATAATCCAAGAGTCCATTGTTGCAAAAGATTTTGGAAAGATTGGTGTGATTGTATGAAAAACTAAAATAATAGATATGGATAAAGAATTAATTAGGGTATTTATACTAGAGTATAAACAAGAACAAGAAGGAAAGGCTAGATATAAAGCTAATCATATAAAAATGCATAATTATTTTAAATATAGTGGGGAAGTAGAAGAATATAAAAAAGAATATAAATGGGAAAAGAATAAAGATATTCAAGAAAGAATAAAGAATGATAATCCTATTATACAATTTTATTTTGATAATTGTATTAAATATACTATTAAAGAAATGTCAAAGAAATTGAAAATAGGAGAAGGTACTGTTAGATACGTTTTAAGTAAGCATTTTAATAATAAAAAAATTGAAAAATGGAAAAAATATTAAAAATGAAAAGTGTAAATAAAATAAAAGATAGAGAACAAAGAAAGGCTCTTAACGCTTGGGCCAAAGCTGGACTCTGCGGTTCTGTAATTGCAGGAACTGGTTTTGGTAAGTCTAGAATTGCTGTATTAGCAATAGATCATATATTAAAGCAAAATAGTAGAAGTAATAAGAAATCTGCTTTAATATTGGTCCCTACAGTACAATTACAAGATCAGTTTCGTGAAGAGTTTTCTAAATGGAATTTAGCCAATTGTTTGGACAGAGTTGAGATTCTATGTTATCAAAGTGCTTATAAATTGATAGGACATCATTATGATATAGTTGTATGTGACGAAATACATTTAGGGCTATCTCCTGAATATTGTAAATTCTTTAAAAACAATATATATGATAGTTTATTATGTATGACTGCAACATTACCTGAAGAAGAAGAATATAAAAATTTACTTATGAAAATTGCTCCTGTAATTTATAAAATAAGTTTAGATGAGTGTGTTTCTTTAGGAATTGTTGCCCCATATGTAATTGAATGTGTTCCAATTAAGTTAACTTCTATTGAACAAATTGATTATAAATATGTAAATAATAATTTTATTAAATGGAAATATGCTTTAGGACAATTTGATGCATTTGATAATGCTAGATTAATTATAGCAAACACAGATGCAAGTGCTCAAGATAAACAAGCAGCTATATTATTTTATAAAGCTATAAGAGATAGAAAATCTATTGTTGATTTTGCTGCAAATAAAGTGATTAAATTTCAAAAATTAGTTAAAACTAATTTAGATAAAAAAATATTAGTATTTAGTGGAGCTAATGATTTTACAGATAAATTATGTAAAGCAGTTTTTCCTTTTGCACGAGCATATCATAGTGGTAAAACTAAGAAACAAAAAGAAACTGCATTACAAAAATTTAGAGATAATGATATAAATGTGTTATGCTCTACAAAAGCTTTAAATCAAGGATTAGACATACCTGATGCTAATATGGGGATTATATGTGGTTTAACCAGTAAATCTTTATCTATGATTCAAAGAGTTGGGAGACTATTAAGATTTCAAGAAGATAAAATAGGAAAAATTATTATTCTTTATGTTAAAGATAGTCAAGAAGAAAAATGGTTGAAACAATCTGTAAAAGATTTAAATAATGTTATCTGGAAATAATTATCATTAAAATTTGTATATCGTTATAAAATTTATTATATTTGTAAAAGATTTAAAAATAATTATAACAAATTTTTTTATACTTATTAATTATGAAAATAGATATAGATTTCGAAATGTTAAAGCAAACCGGCATATCTGCTGATGATTTTATTTATTTGTATCTTTTACATAGAGAAGAAATTAATTATTTAAACAATCTTAATCTTAGACCAAATTTAGAAAATTTACAAGAAAAAGGTTACATTAAGCTTGGTGAAACAGCTGATAATCATATCATTAGACAAGAGTTTATAGACCTCTTTTCATCTGATTTTGAACAGATGTTCGCCGAGCTTATTAGTACCTATCCTATGAAAGTAAATTCTCCTGATAGAGGTGTTAGAATATTACATGCTAAGGATCCAGATGCTCAAGCAAATCTTAAATCAAAATTAAGATATCGAAAAATTATAGGAACAAAAGTTTATAAACATAAACATATAATAGAGTGTTTAAATAAACAATTGTTAATAGAAAGAAATAGTCTTTCTTATTTTCAAAATTTAGAGACTTGGATTAATAACCATACTTGGGAAAAGTATGAAAACTTAGATGAACATGACACAGGAGAAACTACCACAAGGATTACAAGATCCCTTTAAACAAAAAGGTTTTAAAACTATTTCACAATCAGTTACAACTTCGTTAAATGAAGTTAAAACTGCAATGTTAGGAAATAGACGTATTTATCCTACAAAATGGGAAAGATTAAATAAAAATTTATTAGGAGGTTTACAACCTGGTAAAATGTATGTAATTGCTGGGAGACCTGGTGTAGGTAAGTCAGCATTTAGTAATCAAATGATTTTCGATGTATTAGATAATAATGAAAATAAAAATTTACTTGTTTTATACTGGAGTTTTGAAATGCCTGGCTATCAACAGATACTTAGAGCTGGTTCAAAAGATATAAAAAAGGAAGTAAGTGAACTGTTATCAGTAGAAAATAAATTAAGTATTGAAGATTATAAAAAATATAAGGAAAAAGTTTCTAGATATATGAAATATCCTATGTATTTTAATAATATACCTAGAAATATGGAATTTATTAAAGAAACTAATGTACTTGTTACAAATAAAAAACCAGATTATACTATTATAAATGTATTTGATCATTCAAGATTAGTTTTAAGTGATAAAGAACAAGAACTTCAAAAGTTAAATGATATAAGTAAAGGATGTATGTGGCTTCAAGCTAAAATGGGAGTTATAAATATTTTATTATCTCAACTTAATAGAAACATAGAACAAGAACATAGAGCCAAAGCACAGTATCAACCATTATTAACAGATTTATTTGGTGGTGATAGTATTGGACAAGATGCTCATGTTGTAATGATGTTACAACGCCCCAATGATTTGTATGGAATTACAGATCTATATTGTAATGAAGATCCAGTAGGATTATTAGCTACTCATGTAGAAAAAAATAGAGATGGACTACTTGGAATGATAGCATTTGAAGCTGAGATGTCAACATTTACTATTAATGAAAGAAAAAAATAAATATTATGAGAAAATTAACAAAAAGAGAAAGAGTAATTGAAATTTGTAAAAATTTAACACAAACTATTGATAAGATGATATGTCATTCTTCTTCAATAGAACATAAAAATGAGGTATTTGAAATACCAAGAGCTAATAAAAGTGCATTAATTAAATTAAGGCAAGAAAAAATAAATAAATATAAAATTACACAAAAAGAAATAAATGATTGTGTAGTTAGAATAAAATACTTATAATTATGGAATATACCAATTTACTAGAACCATTAGGAGTGATAGGAATTTCTTTTTTAATAGGAGCTTTTTTTGGAATATATTGGATGTTTTTAATAATGTATAAAACAGAAAAAAAATTAAATAAAGAATTAGATGTAAAAAATAAATTATTAAAAACTTATGAGGATATATATGAAGATGATGGATATGAAGCATACTAAAAAATAATTAAATATGAATTATAATAGTAAAAAAATAAGGGGTAAAATCCTTAAAGAGACTGATAAAGGTATTTTATTTTTAGTTAAAGCTAATGTCAGATGGAAAGATAGACCTAATTCTTTATGGTTTCCTAAGGATGTCGTAACAGATGTAAAACTTAGAGGAACTGAAGATGAAGTAAAAAAGTATGGATCTAGATCCGCCACATTATATGTAAAAGATTCATACATAAGTATTCTTAAACATCAATTTAAAATATAATAAAAATGGAATTACCAACAACAAAGGTAAAGGCTAGCCGTAAATCGCCTAAAAATATGATAATATATGGTCCCCCTAAAATAGGTAAGACTAGTATATTAGCAGAACTAAATGATTGTTTAATTATTGATTTAGAAAATGGTTCAGATATGATTGATGCTTTAAAGATTAAAGTAAATAATCTTATAGAACTTACTGATGTAGCTAGAGAAATAATTAAACAAGGAAAACCATATAAATATATTGCTATTGATACTATTAGTAAATTAGAGGAATGGTGTGAAAATGAAGGCAAGAAAATTTATATGAAAACTCCTATGGGTAAAAGCTTTGAAACAAAGAATCCAGGGATGTCAATTTTAGCATTACCAAATGGAGCAGGCTATTTATATTTAAGAATGGCTTATAAAAAGTGGTTAGATAGAATGAATTTATTAGCAGACCATATTATTTTAGTTGGTCATTTAAAAGATAAAATGCTTGAAAAGAAAGGTAAAGAAGTTGCTGTTAAAGATCTTGACCTAACTGGTAAAATTAAGCAAATAACATGCGCTAATGCTGATGCTGTTGGTTATATATTTAGAGAAGGAGATGAAACTATGATTTCATTTAATTCTTTAGATGATGTAACTGCAGGATCTAGATGTAAACATTTAAAAGGGCAGACCATGCCTATGAACTGGTCAAAAATATATATAGATTAAACACAAAAAAATGATTGAAATGAAAAAAAATGTAACACCAGGGAAAACCCCTGCAGAAATTTCTGTCTCAATGATCGATCAAGATCTTAAAGACGGAATTAGTAAGCCAGAGATGGCAATTAAGTATGGTATTAAACCATGGGAAGTAGATGAAATGTTTAAAAATCCATTTCTTAAAGGTAGAAGACCTAGTAAAAAGAAAACTTTATCTTTTACTTTTGTAGATGATATGACTGAACCTACACAATTTCCAAGTAGTATGGAAGATGTAATAGATGAAGTAGATCCTAATCAAGTAACTTTAGAAGATGCTATAGATGAAGCTATTGACACAGTTAAAGAAGTTAAAGGTCAAATGCAAGAAACACAAGAAGCTATTGTAGAAATGCTTAGTCCGACGGAATATGAAACTCCTGAAGAAACTTTATTAAAAGCTGCACAAGATACAGAAAATGAAGTTATCGAGGAATTAAATCTAGAAGAGGAAGAAGATGGAACTTTTGAATTATAAATTATTAATTATTAAAAACTAAATAAAATGGCAGTAAAAAGTAATGCAAGTACTGAAGAAGTGCTAGGGTCGATTAAAACATATTCAGGCCTTACAAATGTTAATGTTATAGCAATTAATCCCACAATGGAAGAATTACATGCTATAGATATTAAAGTTAAATCTGAACCTGTTTATAATATAAATATGGGGGATGAAGATTATTTTAAATTAATTTTTTGGTTAAGAAATCAAGATGGTAATTTTAGAATGGAAATTCTTACACAAAATAAACCAAGAGTTTCTCAAACGGGTAAGAACCAATGGATAAATAATATTGGACAGTCTACTTGGTCTAATGACGCCCCTACATATGAGTGGTGGAAAACTGAAGGTCAAAGAAAAGCTTATACAGGAGAAGAAACTCTTATTAATTTTACTAAAGCTTGGGCTAATGTAGCTTCTGGTGATGAAGTATCATTTGATACTATATCATCTATAGTTAAAGGAGATACAGGAGAAATTAAAGCATTAATGGACGTATTAACTACAAATGAAGTTAGAGTTCTGATTGGAGTCAAAGATGATAGATATCAACAAGTTTATACAAAATATTTCGGTAGAGTAAAACCTGAAAGAAATGATTTATTTGTTAAAGCTTTGAATGATGATTATGGATCATTTAATGCTGATTTTAATGCTGATCTACAATGGGGAGAGCACAAACCAACTATGGATTTAATTACTCCCGATACTAATGGAGAGTTAAAAGAGAATGAAGATTGGGTTTCTGATAAAAATACAGAACCAGCTCATCAAGCAGTAGCTGATGATGATCTCCCATTCTAATGGCTGTTCGCGGTAGGAGCAGCGAAGATTATTTACATACAGATGTCATACTTAGTAAAATTACTGAGTATGACATTTTTGTATATTATTGTCCTAGCTTTGAGAAATTCGGTAAAAAATTTTGTAGTGAACTAAGAGAGGATAAATCTCCAACCGCTTCTATTATACCGTATAATGGTAAATTATTATATAAAGATTTTGGTAAATCTGAACATGTATTTGATTGTTTTAGTTATGTTAAAATAAAATATAATTGTACATTTATAGCAGCTTTACGAATAATAGATTGCGATTTTAATTTAGGATTAAGTTCTCAAAAAGATGTTATTCAATTTACAATGGGGTGTATGGCTTATAGACAAAAAAATCCAAAACTAGAATTCAAACCTGTAATTATTAAGAAGAAAAAAAGAAGTTGGAATGAACAAGATGCGACTTTTTGGCGAAAATATTTGGTAAGTAAGAAAATACTTACTAAATTTGCAATTGAACCAGTAAGTCATTATTGGATTAACGCTAAGAGATTTAGTTGTAAATCAATAACTTACGTTTTTAAATTTAATAACCGATATAAAATCTATTCTCCTTACGAAAATAAGAATAAGTGGTTGAGTAATACTAAAAAAACGGATATTCAAGGTTACTCACAACTTCCCGACAAAGGAAATAAACTTATTATTACTTCATCTCTTAAAGATGTTATGTGTTTGTATGTCGCAGGATATAATGCAATTGCTTTACAAAGTGAAATGCAAATGCCTGATGAAAGATTACTAAGTGAGCTAACTAACCGTTTCAACATAATAGAAATTTTATATGATAATGATTTTGACAATGTAAATAATCCTGGTCAAACAATGGCTAAGAAAATTTGTGACTTATATGGTTTTGTAAATAGATGTATACCTGACGAATTTAAATCTAAAGATCCATCAGATTTAATTAAAAGTACAGGTAATCTTAATAAACTTAAAACTATATTAAAATGAACAAAAAAGAAATAATAGCCTTTTTAAGACAAAAAAGAGGATATTTAAAAAAATCTTCTGAATTTTTAGCTAAACGATTAGATATTTCAGAAACATTAGCAACAAAATGTAGAAAATTAGTAAATGCAGAAGAGTGGGTAGATTATAAAGCTACAAGAGATTTAAATAATGAGAATTCAAGTAATAATGATGATCTTTCTAAATCTTCAGGATTTTTAAAACATTTAGCTAAAAATGATTTAACATTAGAAGATGTAAAATCTGTTAAATTTTGGCAAAGCGCTAATGGAGAACAAAGATATTCTGTAGTTACTATGAATCAATGGCATAATATGCCTTCTATAAAGAAAGAATTAATAGAATCTATTAAAAAATATTCTCCTAAAGTTTCTAAAATTAGTTACAAAAAAGGGAAAGATCCAAATGTTGTTGAGATTTCTCTCCCAGATATTCATTATGGAAAAGTAACTGGTGAAGGCCCTAAAGCAATAGAGAAACATTATCTAACTGTTATTGCTGAGTTATATACAAAAGTTGAAGGTTTAAATATAGAACGAATTATATTACCAATAGGTAATGATGGTATGAACTCAGAAGGACTATCAAGAGCTACAACTAAAGGAACTCCTCAATATGATTATATGGATTGGAGACAATCTTTTA